TCACGTGAGCACCGAGATGATGACATGCCTCCTCTCCCCGCTTGTCATCCGCTGCCACACAGAATCGAAATCATCCCTGAGCAACCCCGCGATCTGCTCTGGATCGACCCCCACGCCGTCCACCGCCGCCCTCTCGGCCTGAAGGGTGTCGAGCCGGGAACGGTGCTCCGCAATGCGCCCGTCCATCCGCACCACGCCCGCGGGATCGTCGATCGCCGCACGATCGCGCTCCGCGTCCTTGATCGCCCGTGAAAGCGCGCGGGATTCGTCAGCGAGAGCCTTCTTCCGTTCGGCCAGCCCCTGGCGCGTGGCTTCAACGACAGCTTCGATGACTCGCGGATCGGTCGCGTGCTTCGCGATTCGGGCGACGTATTCACTCTCGATCTTCTCCGCGTTCACTTGCTTCGCTCGGCACGCCTTCGCACCCATCTTCACCTGCTTCGAGCAGCGGTAGTACCGGTAGACGCGCGGCCCCTTCCGGCAGAACGATGGGCTCATCGCCGAGCCGCACTCGGGGCACTTGAGCAAGCCGGCCAGGAGCGCGTTCCCGTGATGGCGCTCGCCGTGCGTATGCTCGCCGCCGTTCGCCTCGAGACGTGCCTGCGTTTCTTCCCACGTCGAGAGATCGACGATCGACGGATGATCACACGGGAACGCTTCACCTTCGACGATCTGCCGCGCGACGTACGCCGGCGAGGTCAGCACGCGATGGACGCTCGACTTCGACCATGCCACGCCGCCGCGCAACCGGCCGTCATTCGTGGGGGTCCGCTTCGTGACCCAGCCGTTCGCATTTGCGATGCGCGCGACTTCGATCAAGGATTCGTGCTCGCCGTAGAGCCGATACAACTCGCGCACGATGAACGCTTCCGTCTCGTTGATGGCGAGCTTCTTACCGCCGGGAGCGAGATCGAAGCCGAGCGCAAGACAGCCGCCGGTCCACTGGCCGCGACGCCGCGCCGCTCGAACCTTGTCCTTCGTTCGCTCGCTCGTGACTTCGCGCTCCATCTGGCTGAACGCGAGCAGGACGTGCAGGGTCATGCGACCCATCGGCGTGTTCGTGTTGAACGCCTCGGAGACGCTCGCGAACGCGACGTTGTGCCGCTCGAAGACCTCGACCATGCGGAAGAAGTCCTTCATCGAGCGCGTGAGGCGGTCGAGGCGGTAGACGAGGATGACGTTCACGTGACCCGTGGCCACGTCGGCGAGCAGACGCTTGAGCGAGGGCCGCTCGGTGTTCGCGCCGGAGTAGCCGCCGTCGTGATATCGATCGGGCACGGCATGCCACCCCGCGGCCGCCTGCGACGCGACAAACGCCTCGCACATGGCCTGCTGGTTGTCGAGCGAGTTGAAGTCCATGCCGAGACGCTCGGTTGTCGAGACACGGCAGTAGATCGCCACGCGCACGGCGGACGGAACGGCCGCTGTGCCCAGCCGACCGTTCCCGTTCCGCCGCGCTGCGAGCGTCGTGGCCATCAGACCGACTGGCCCTCCCGTGCCAGTGCTTCTTCCGCTTCCGGATCGCCCGTCTCACGGAATGCGAACCGCAGAAGCGCGATGCGCAGCTTTCGCAGAGCCGCCACGGCTGCGTCCGAGTCGACGTCGTCCACGATCACGTCCACGCCGTCGTGCAGCCGATCGATCAGCCGGTCGCACTCCGAGCGTAGGGCGTCGTACTCGGCGCTCATCGGAGGCTGGCCGCCACGCGCTGGGTGAGACTCTCGTGAAGCTCGGGCATCTCGATCTTCATCAGGTCGAGCACGTCGCGGGCGATGCGGGCTTCGTTCCGAAAGCGCACCCGGTCCAAGTGGTCCAGCACGCCGCCGTTATCACCGCGCATCACATCTTCGATAAGTGCGAGCCGAAGGGGATCGATCTCGCCGGTCGCCTTCGAGATTAGGTCGCTGTACATCACGCGCCCTCCTTCTCGGCCGCCGCCTTACGCGCCCCCTCGATTTCGCGAAGGGTCTGGCGCATGCGGGCGATCGTGGCGCATCGCAGATCGATCGACGTGCCACTCGACTGCACCTCACCCAGGCTGCTCACGTTGTACGTCGGATCGGCCTCGATCGCGTCGGCGAGGAATGCCAACCGCTGCGCGAGGCGGTGAAGGTCGTTGAAGAGATCTCGCTGCGCCCACGCGATGTCGGCTTCGGTCTCGGCTCGGAGCATGGCGAGCGCATCGCGGGCGTCGTAGGCCGCGTTCGCTCGCTTCTTCGCATCAGACCACGCACGGTCGAGGTTCGGAGTCGCGCTGGGCTTTTTCTCGGCGCTCATCGCTCGACTCCTTCGCTGAAGAGAACTTCGCGCGCCTCGCCATCACCGAGAAAGCTGGCCAGTTGCAGCAGCTCGACGCGCGCCTTCTTCACGTCGCCGACGTACGTCCACCAGTCGGGATGGCCCGCTTGCCGTGCGGCGTGGTTCGACAGCGCGAGTTGGAGCCTGACGATCGCGAGATCACACTCCGCTCGCATGCGGCGGTATTCGTTTGCGGCGTCGCTCATGCCGCACCGCCCTTCGCATCCACGCCAAAGAACCGCGGCCCCGAGATGCTCGCCGCACCGGTGATGATCTTCGCGATCTTCGTGAGCGAGCCGTGCGTTGCGCCCGCGAACTCGAAACCCGCGCCGTCGGGAAGCACGCGGACTTCGTAGGTCTTGCCATGCCACTCGCGGATCAGCCGATCACCGTCCACGCGCGCGGGGATGCGACTAAACTTCTCTTTGAGCGCCGCGCTCTTCGATGAGCGCTTCGCCTTCTCCGCCTCGACGACCTGAAACGCCTCTTCCCAGCTGCCGCCCCAGCCCATCCATTCGTAGTGATGAGCCGCTTTCTGATAGCCGATGAAGAACGACTTCCCGAGCACGCACGTCTGCGCGCGGTCGCCCCACAACTCCTTCGCCTTCGCGAGCGCCTGCTCCTTCGTCATCGCGGGCGTCACGACTTCTTCTCCTTCCTAACGCGAAGGCCGAACCACGCATTGCCGCTGACGTGCGAGCCCGTGATCTTGTTCGCGATTGCGCTCAGGCTGCGATACAGTGAACCCTCGAACTCGAATCCCTTCTCCATGACGACGACCGTGATGCGCTTGCCTTTGTACGTGCGCGTTAGCTTCGTCCCGGCGCTCAGGCCCACCGGCTTCTTGCTCGACGGCCCCTCGATCACCTGAGCGACCTTCGCTCGCGCGCGACCACGAAGCCGCGGCTTCTTCGACTTGATCACCTCGTCGGTCTTCGGCGCGTCGGCCTCGCCTATCGCGAGCGCGTCAGCCGCCTTCGTCTTGCGTGCTGGTGCTATCATCTTGCTAACCTCCCCACGCGGCATCCGTTAGTGACGCTAGCCGCTCCCCACACATGTACGCTCTGATTGCCTCTCGACATCCACTCGAATAGAGAGCACGCGAGCAGATTCTTTCAGGCCCACATCTGGCGACACGGGCGCGAGTTGCGCGCGTGATGCGCAGCTACTGGAGCGATAGGCGGTGCTCAGCGCAGTCGCAGCACACAGTTGTCACGAAGTGCTCTCCGCGCTCTAGGAATGCAACGAAGTCCACGACAACCTTGCGGTTCGGCCCGCTCAGGAGATTGCAGAAGAACTCCCGGCTGAGACCGACGCCAATGAGATAGCTCCGCACGAGCAGAGGCAGCTGGAGGTAGTCGAGCCTTAGGCGTTGGGGAGGAGCACTCAAATCAGCCTCTTGCTCGGTCAGAGCGACGCTGGCCTCGTCGTAAGCGTCCCCCGTGCGATCAGTCTTTGGAATCTCGCGCAGTGCCTTTCGCAACGCAGAAGCAATAGCCTTGGAGTGCTTGGCCGAGTATCGAACCCCGTCCTCGAGGTGCTGCGGCGGCTCCTCTTCGTCGTTCGAGTACCCGAAGAAGGCAGCGCACGTACGCAACAGCACGGACTCGAACTCGGTAAGGAAGAACTCTGCGTCGTCACGGACCAGGCGGATATACATTCTTCAACCTCCTCTGTGGGTATGGGGATCTCGGAACGCCTCAAGTTCTCGGGGCGTTCGGGAAACGCGCAAAGGCAAAGAAGTGCGCGTTGTCGAACGACGAGCGTGCCGTCGGGGCGCGGCGGCTCGGGAGATGAGGAGCCGGAGGATGCCAGCGGCTAGACATGACGCCACGCCTTCGAGATCGCTGCGCACATCGGCGATCACGACGGTCATCGCGGCGCGCCGACGAGATCGAGTGGCGGCAGCACGAGCGACCCCGGCGGCCGGTTCCCGCGCTCGTACCGCACGAACGCTTCGAGCAACCGCATCGTGACAGCGCGCCCGTGACGACGGTCGCCAGCCCAAAACACCGGGAGGCGGTAGCGGACGGACCACGCCAACAGCGACCGCGCGGCGGCGCGCGCACTCATCTGCGAGAACGCCGGCGCCCGCAGAAAGTCGGCGAGCGACGCCTCGATCACGATCGCCGCGTAACGCAACTCGGCCAACCGCTGGACTTCTCGTTCGAATCGACCACGGTTGCGGCCGAGCGAGTTGAAGGCGTCGGACTTCGTCTTCCGCTCGATCGCCACGCGATCCTCGAGCCCCTCGATCGAGTAATCGCCCGAGCGGAGCGAGCGGACAACAGCGTTCGGGAACGCGTAGGCCCGCTGCTCCCTCGTGTCGATCACGATTCGGATCGGCGGCTCAGAACGGCTCGTCGCCATCTCCGGCCTGCGCACCAACCGTTTCGTACGCGTCGAACGGGATCTTGTTGCGGCTCCGCTCCCGCCCATCGTCGTCCACGTACTCTTCGATCTGCACGGTCACGAGCGCCGAGCGGCCCCGCAGCATCGCTGGCGTCAGATCGAGCTCGCCCGACGTGTCGAGCCCGAGCCGCGAGCACACGAGTTTGACCCGCTTCATCGCGGCGGCCGAAAACACCAGCTGATCGAACACGAGTCTGCCGGCATTCTCGCCCTCGAGCACCTTCAGCTTGAGCTTCCACATCTCGGCGCCTTTGCCGGTCGTGGTCTGCTCAACCGACGCGACCTCGCAGTGGTACGAGCCCTCGGGTACCGGCGTGAACGTCTTCGCGTCCTCGATGGTCGAGAAGTCGATCTTCGGCATTTCAGTCTCCTTTCGGGTTTGGATTCTTCGTCTGTCGTGCGGCAAGCGTCGCGGCCCACTTCTCGATGATCGCGTCCGCAGCCTCGGTCGAGATGTCGTGCAGGCCCTCGGCTCCGTACGCCTCGCACCGCTTGATCACCTGCTCCTGCGGGATTCGCAGCTCCTCGATGAGATCGAGCAGACGGCGGCGCTGCGCGTCCGTGACGACAAGGAATGGCTTCGCCTCACGCGTGAACGTCTCGTCGCCAAACAAGCGGCTGAAGAGCGCGTAGGAGTGCTCGAAGGGCTCGGTGGGGAGGAGGCCCGAGCGATCCTTCACGACCTCCGCTACGAACCGCCCCTTTGGATCGCGCGAGAGCCGCAGCACGACGTCGAAGAGGTACGCGAGGCTCTTCTCACCGTCGAACGTGAAGCCCGCCGGCTGCATGAACGCGGCATCGCTGTAGAGCACCTTCTCGCGCGCCGTGACGATCAGGTTCGTGTCGAGCCCGAGCAGCAACCGCATGAAGTCCTTCCACTCGGCCTTGATCGTCGACCACTCGCGCGGGCCGTTCTCGAAGTACTCGAACTTGTAGCCTTTCGAACTCTTCGCCCGCCGCAAGAAGATCTCGTTCCACTTCTTCTGCAGCGCGTCCCACAGGATCGTGATCGGATCCACAACGACCGTGCGATACGGATGCGGGTGCTCGTGCAGCCATCGCACGGCGGCGACGGCGTCATCGAAAGACGTCGTCCGCAGCACGTCGAAGCGGAACTTGCCGGAGTAGAGATCGGCGCCGCCCTCCAAGTCGAACAGCGCGACGCCGGGAAAGCCGAGCGCGAGCGTCGTCTTGCCTGTGCCGCTATTGCCGTACTCGAGCACCTTCAGACGCTTCGGAGTGGCCGCTGCGGTCGTGAAGGGAGAAGTGTCGGGTGATACGTTGGCGCTCGGCACCATCATGCGTTGACCTCCTTGCTGCCGGTGATCTTCATCTGCCGCTCGCTGCAATCCCTGCGTGCTCATTACGCGGGGAGCGGCCGCCTCATGCAGAGACCTATCCGCTTCGCTCTCGAAATGTCCGGCGGAGGTAGAATCGGCCGGCGTCTATTTCTTAGCGGGAGGATTAAGAATGCGGGTCTATCAAATGGCGCTGGAGGAGCATGGCAAGCGGTGGCAGCTCCTGGAGCGCGTGTTCGAGAAATGCAAGGGACGCATGTACGTCACATGCGACGCGCTCAAGATCTGCAAGGAAGAGCTCGGTATGGAGGAGAATCAGGAGGCTGGATCGGCAATCGGCTACTGGACGCAGCTGGACTATTTCCACGGTTACAGCGGGGGACACGTCACTTTGACCGCCGCAGGTGTGGCCGCTGTGACGGACGTCGCGATGGATCTCCTGCGCAAGGATTCGCAGTTCCCGCCCATACTCGTGTTGTCCGAACTCGAGAACCGTAAGATCAGCCCGCGCTCCGTCGCGCTCCTTCGTGGCAGCGGGATCTTCGAGAGCGTGCACGTCGAGATCGGCGTGCGGCAGTTGCTCTTCCTCCAAGCCATCTTCGCGTCGAAGCGCGAGACTTCGGTTGGAGAGGGCCCCTTCACGGTCGTGCCCAAGGACGAGATCACGAGGGAGCTCGTCCGGTGGGCGTCAATCGGCGCCGTGCGGATAGGTGGAGAGGACGAAGAGAAGCCGGAGAACCGCATCTCGAAATCGTGGCACGAGTTTCGGCGGCAGATTGGGAAGCAGGCACCGGAACTAAAGGACCTGTTCCTTGAGATCTTCATCGGCCCGGAACCGAATCGCGTTTTCTACGGGATCATGCTGCCGTCTCGATCCGTTGCAACTCAGCTGTGGAACGTCGATCGGCTATTAGAGGAAGCGGCCGGCGGAAAAGATGGCGAGTCCGAGCGCCCCCGTGTCTCGCCGTCCGAAGACGAGGACCACGAGTCGGAAATCGACTTTTTTGGAGACGACGATGAGTGAACGCAGCCGCGCAGCGCGAGCTCGTGCGCGGAACCTTTCGGACAAGCTGCAATTGAAGCACGGGCTTGCGGGGATGATGCTTTTCGTCTAGCTGAACGCCGCCGCACAGCGATCGAATAGTGGACGTAAACGACGCCAGGGCATAGCGCCTTGGCGTTTTCCATGCCGGCTGTTCAGTGAATTCGGCGCTGTAAGTACCCTCCGGCACTAGTCATGGAACAGCGCGAAACGAATCCAGCTGACGGCCGGGGTGCGAAGCGGCCGCTACCTCCTGCACCGCTTCCACCGTGGCGCTGCTGGCGATGCGGTCGGCTGCTCGGGCAGCAGTTGCCGGGGAATCGACTCGTAACCGGCCGCCGTGGGGAGCAGGTCGAGTCGAGCCTGCCGGCGACTCGATACTGCCCGCATCCGAAATGCCGTGCGTTCAACCAGCTCTTACCCGCTGGAGAGAAGGAGCCCGACACAGTTACGAAGTCCTGATCGATCACCTCGGCGCGAGACGCCAACACGAGGTCCTAAGAGCGGCGCAAGACGCCCGACCGGAAACGGACGGGTATCTTGGAATGCCGCTCTCGGAACCAGTATGACGGTCTCGATCCAAACGCAGTTGCTCTCATTAGAAAAGCCGCTCGACGGATCGCGAAGGAGAGACTCGGCTTCTCGACGTCGGATTGCGATGACATCGAGCAGGACCTCGCGGTGGCAGTGTGGCAAAGCGCTCCGAGCTTCGATCCCGAGCGCGGCACGCCGATCAACCTAGCCGGCGGCGTCGTTCGCAATGGCATCCGCCACCTCATCCGGGATCGGAAGGCGAAATGTCGCGATCATCGCCTGACGGATTCACTGCAGGACCGCGCGACTGACAGGGCCGAAGAAGACCGTCAACGTGGCGAGGTCTACGACACGACCGAGTACCTGCGTCGCACGTGCGACAGGCTCACGGACGAGGAGCGCATCGAGCTGCGCGCGGATATCACCCGCGTCGTCTCGGGTCTCCCGCCGGATCTTCGCGAGATCCTGCCGCCGCTCTACGCGGGCTACGGAAAGACCGAGGTCGCGGCGCTTCTGGGCATTGCACGCTCGACGCTGTATGAGCGGCTCGCTCGGCTCGAAGAGGCGTTCCGGCGCGAGGGGCTCGACGTGTACTTGCTCTAGGCGCCGGACACTTTCGCCGCCGTTCGGATAGGTCCAGGTATCCGACCACGGTGGTCGGTGCTGGGAGGTGATGGCGGTGGCGGTCCAAGTCAACGAGCGGGAGGCATCCTATCACTACGCGTTCCCGCCAAGCGTTCCGATCGGCGAGGTCGGGGAGACGCTCACGCTCGCGGTGATGGCGACGGAGAGTCTTCACGGCCGTGCGCGCGTTCATCTCGATGCAAGCTTCGTGTTCGACGAGTCCAGCCGCATGTGCGTGATCGACGCAAGCACGGACGTCGGGCGTGACCTGTCGCGGATCTTCACCGGTTACCTCACTCGAACGTTCGGCGAGCAGTCGTTCTCGGTCGAGCGGCGCACCGACCGCGTGGAGAAGCGGTCATGAGTCGCGAGGCAGAGTTTTTCGAGACGCTGTTCTCGTGCGTGCCGCCGGGCCAGATCGAGGTGCGCGCGATCGAAGACAAGAAGGGCGGTCGCGTATTCAACCGCGCCTGGTACAAGACGCCGGCGGATCTGGTCGCGAAGTTGGACTCGATCGCGAATTACTGCACGAGCCGCAGAGCGGCAGCCTTCTTCGGTGTCATACCGCGCGCCGACGGCATGGATGGGCGGGACGGAAAGCTGATCGCGGGATTGGCCGCGTGGGCGGATGTTGATTTCAAATCGATCTCCGGCGGCGAGACCGAGGCGCGAGCGCGAATCGAGGCGCTGCCATTGCCGCCGACTGCGATCACCAGGAGCGGGCACGGGCTCCACGTCTACTACATCCTGCGCGAACCCGAGGAGCCCGACGTGCTCTCGAAGCTGGCGGCGCGGCTCGGAGCCGCACTCGGCGGCGACCGCGTGCACGACACCGCACGCGTGATGCGCATGCCGGGCACGATGAACATGAAGGACCCCGCGAACCCGGTGCGCGTCGAGATCGAGGTGTGGGAGCCGTCGCGCCGCTGCAACCCGAGCGAGCTGGCGGAGATGCTCCCAGAGCTTCCTGCTGCGAGCGAAAAGTCGACCGTTACGGCGCCGGAGAAGCCCTCGATAGCGACGTCACTCCCGCCGCGAGTGAAGCAGCTCATCGAGTCGAGCAAGCGGATCGGCGACCTCTACCACGGTCGCGGGAAACCGGACACGGACGACAACGGCCGTCCACTCGACACGACCTCGAGCGGCTACGACGTCTCCTTCCTCATGGCGCTCGCGAAGAAGGGCGTGCGGGACTTCTCCGATCTGGCGAGCGCGCTCTATCACCGCGCCGATGACGCCGCGCGCACGAAGGGCGTGGATTACATCCGCCGCACGGTGCAGTACGCCCTCGAGCGCGTTCCAGAGAAGGAAGAGAAGAGGAAGGAGCCCTTCCAGCTCGACTTCGAGGTCGAGAAGGTCCTCATGTTCGCGTCGGTGCCGCCGCAGATAGTCCTGCGGATCAATGGCAGGGACCTCGCGCTCACGGTGCCGGATCTCCTTTCCGAGACACGCTTCAAGACGAAGTTCGTCGAGACAATGCGCTGGATTCCGCGCGTCCCGCACGACGAGGAGCAGTGGACGGAGATCGGAAATGGCTGGCTCGCGCAGGCCGAGACGATCGAACAGCCGCCTGAAGCCTCGACCGAAGAGCACCGGCGCATCGAGATCGCGCGAATCATCGATGAAGCGGGGGTAACCGAGTCGATCGACGACTTGGACCGATTTCTCGTGATCGTCCACGACGGCGTTCGGCTTTTCAAATCGACGCCGCTCCTCAAGCGGGTGCGCCAGGACCTTCCCGAGATCACATCGCCCGCACTCTGCCGGCACCTTCGGGAGCTGGGTTACTCGCCACGCTCGGTCCGCATCGACGAGGGCGTCGCGCGCGTGTGGGGACGGTTCACGACGGCGACCGGCGTTACGCCGATTTCCTCTATATAGGGGGGTGCGAGGGGTGGGCAGTGATTTTTTTCATCGCGATTTGACGCAAAAGAGGTGTAACGGCGTAGCAACAAGGTCCACGACGTCACTACTTGCACCGACGCAATCACTTGCCGTGTTACGGCAGCGCGTTACGCCTCGGTTTAACGGCTGTAACCACCGGAACAGTCGCCGCGGTGCGCGATGAAGACCGCTGGCGAGTGCACGGTCGAGATCGGGCCGCCCGGCACGGGCAAGACGACCAAGCTCATCCGGCATCTCTGCGACGAGCTGGAGCGAGGCACGCCACCGGAACGGATCGCGTTCGTGACGTTCACGCGCGCGGCGTGTCAGGAAGCGCTCGATCGCGTTGAGAGCGACATCGGTCTGCGGCGCGATTCGATGCCGTGGATTCGGACGATCCACTCCACGGCGTACAAGCTGCTCGGTGTGAAGCGCGGACAGATCATGGCGGGGGCGCAGTGGCGCGAGTTCGCCAAGAAGTACGGATACAACCTGACGGACTTCCACTTCGCCGAAGACGGCACGCTCGTCGAACCGCCACGGCGGACCGAGGACGATGAGTATCGATACCTGTCGCAGTGGGCAAGGAACCGTCGAGTGCCGCTGTCCGTCGCAATAGCACGGTCACGGCGGCCCGTATCCGCTCGTCAGGCCGAATTGCTAGATGAGCGCGCGAGAGCGTACAAGACGGCGAATTCTCTTCTCGACTTCACCGATCTCCTAGAACTCTCTATAGGGGAAATCCGCCGTCCCGACGTGGACGTGGCGTTCATCGATGAAGCACAAGACCTCTCTCCCCTCCAGATCGCGATCGTGGAGCAGTGGTTCGCTCCGTGCCGCCGTGTCTATGTAGCCGGCGACGACGACCAGGCGATCTACGGGTTCCAGGGTGCGGAGCCGGATTGGCTTCTGTCGCTCTGCGAGGAGCATGGTTGTGAGGTCCTCGAGCAATCCCACCGCGTGCCGCGCACCGTGCACGAGATCGCCGAGCGGATCATCGGGCGCAACCGTCATCGTGTGCCGAAGGCGTATCGGCCACGGGCCGAGGAAGGCAGCGTGGAGCGTCTGACGCTCGCCGATATCCTGCGCACACTGGAGTCCGATACCGACACGCTCGTGCTGGCGCGCAACCGGATGTTCCTGACGGCGCCCGCGCGAGCCCTCTTCGATCGGCGCGTGCCGTTCTTCGTCGAGGGTGCGGGTGGGGTGAATCCTTACGGCAAGCAGGGCTGCTTCGACGCGGTGGTGGCGGCCAGCACGCTCGCGCGGCGCCAACCGATCCCGGCCGATGCTCTGCGCGACCTTCTCTCCTTCGTGCCGAGTCGCGGGTCCGATCTGCTGCCGCACGGCGTGAAGGCGAGGGTCGAGCGCGCGGCCGGTGTGCTCTCGGAGTATCAGCTTCGTGAGCAACTGGGGCTGGGCGCTCTTCTTGACCGTATCGGCCGTCAGGGACCGACATCGGTCCTTCTGAAAATGGACGCGGCAGATCGGAACTACTTCGCGGGACTCATCGCGCGCTACGAAGATGTCCCGACGCCGAGGATCCATCTCACGACCGCTCATGCCGCGAAGGGCCGACAGGCCGACACGGTCGTCGTGCTCCCTGACATGACGCGCTCCAGCTACGAGGAGTCCGTGGACTACAGAGGCACTGGCGCCGAAGGGGAGACGCGTGTCGCGTACGTTGCTGTGACCCGAGCGAAGCAGCGCCTCATTCTCGCGAGGCCGGCCACACAGCGCGCGTACAACTATCCTGCGGCCCCGAGAGCCGCCGTGGATCTCGTCGCGTGCTGATTGTGCCGGACATTTCGCCGGAGGACGGGTTACGTCCAGGTAGTGCGACTGGACGCCCTGTGGGGCGGGGAGGGTGAGGATGGGTTTGAAACGCGGGGCGTCCGAGAGCGCGGGAAGCGCGGAGCGCAGGATCGTGCTCCCCCGTGCGATCGAGCATCGCCCCTTATCCGAGCTGAAGCCGTACGCGAAGAACGCCCGCACGCACTCGAAGTCGCAGGTCGCGAAGATCGCTCGCTCGATGCGCGAGTTCGGCTGGACGCTTCCCGTGCTCGTCGATGCGAACGGCGAGGTGATCGCCGGGCACGGCCGCTTGCTCGCGGCGCAAGAGCTCGGACTCATCGAAGCGCCTGTGATCGAGTTGTCCTCCCTCACGCCGGCGCAGGTGAAAGCGTACCGTCTCGCGGACAATAAGCTCGCGCTCGATGGCGGTTGGGATGACGCGCTGCTCGGCGAGGAGCTGCTCGAGCTTCAAGCGCTCGACTACAACCTCGACTTCACCGGCTTCGATCCGAACGAGGTGATGGGACTGGTCGGTGCAACAGAAGCCGAGGAGGTTCCCGCGCCCGAGCCGCCGGAGAATCCCGTCTCGCGCGTCGGCGATGTGTGGGTGTGCGGCTCACATCGCGTGATGTGCGGCGATAGCGCGAGCGTCGAAGACGTCGATCGTCTTCTCGCGGGCGCGCAGATCCATCTCGCACACTGTGATCCTCCATACAACGTGAACGTCGAGCCGCGCAGCAACAACGCGATCGCGGCGGGCACGAGTTCTTGGGCACCAAGCGCGAGCGCCAAGGCGCACCTCCAGGGCTTCGACGTCGCGCGTCAGGGTGCGAAGCAGCCAACTGGACGGATGCGTGCGAAGGACCGTCCGCTACAGAACGATTTCATGTCCGACGAAGCGTTCGACGCGATGCTGCTCGCATGGTTCGGGAACATCGCGCGCGTGCTCCTGCCCGGTCGTTCGTTCTACATCTGGGGCGGCTATGCAAACTGGAAGAACTACTGCCGCGCGCTGGCGGAGTGCGGGCTGTACTTCTCGCAGGGGATCACGTGGGTCAAGAATCACCCTGTCCTCGGCCGCAAGGATCTCCTCAACGACTGCGAATACGCGTGGTATGGCTGGCGCGAAGGCGCCGCGCATCGGTGGTTCGGGCCGAACAATGTCTCGAATGTCTGGTGCATCAAGAAGGTCTCGCCGCAGGCGATGGTCCATATCACTGAGAAGCCTATCGAGCTTGCCGTGCGCGCTATCGAGTACAGCAGCAAGCGTGGCGAGAGCGTGCTGGATCTCTTTGGCGGTAGCGGTAGCACGCTCATTGGCGCCGAGCAGACAGGGCGGCGCGCGTACTTGATGGAGCTCGATCCTGCATACACGGATGTGATCGTGATGCGTTGGATTGCCGTGACTGGCGAACAGGCAAGGCTCGAAGGCGGAGAAACGTTCGAGGATGTGCGCAGAGCGCGTGGGAGTGGAGATGTCTCGGAATGAGGCGCGTGTCTGGTGGTGGATCGCTCTTGCGTGCGCGCTCGTCTTGCTCGGCCAACGAGCGGCGATGTGATAACGCGAGAGATGGGCCGACCGAACGGGCCAAGTCGATCTGACGGCGTCGCGAGCGTTTCTCACGGAGACTCGCGCATCGCGCCCGTCGGATGAAATGGCAGAGAGCGGGCTAGTGACCACTTTGTGCGACTGTTTGTGTTATTGCGCAGTTAGGGCGTCGCGCGTTGGTGAGATGCGCGTGCGATTCTGAGTAATCACCGTTTCTCTGAAATGGCCGACCCGCCGACCACTTTTCTGGTCGGAGCGGAACCAGCGCGGAGTCGGCCAACCGGTGGTCGGAGTTGGGCTTAAACCGCGCGGCCACAAGGGCGAAACCGGGGCGCTTTGGGACGGCGGTGTCGAGCGCCGCGACCTGGCCGCTTCATAGCGGAAATCGGCCGCCCCGTGGCCAAGGGTGCGCGGTACGGCGCGCGAAAAATGGCCGGTCGGGCCAAAACGGGCGGAATCGCTGAGAGAAGGGCAGATGGACGCGGAAATCGAGGCACCCGACACCGTCGAGTTTGAGGCTGACCTAAACGTCCCGGCCGTTGCCGTCCCGCGCGGCCGGAAGCGTGAGCGGCCGTTTCCCGCCGAAGTTCGCATTGCAACGAAGGGCATCAAGCCGTTCGGCAAGGGCAGTTCGGTCCACGGCTACCACTCGCCGGAAGCCGTTGAGATTCCGACGACGCTCACCTGCAATCTCTGTCCGCTCTACCATATCAAGAGGAAGGACAAGCGCCACGCGCTCGCATGTCCCGAGGGAAGGAAGAATCAGATCTGCCCGATTCTCACGCGCAGGCAGCAGGACTGGGTTGCTGATCTAGTGAACGAGATCCGGGACACGACGGGCCGTGATCCGTCGGCCACGGATCGTGCGCGCGTTGAGCAGATCGTTCGGTATCGATCGAGGCTCTTCCAGGTTGAGAACTACATCAAAGTCGCAGGTCTGATCGACTTGCGCGAGGGCCAGGTCCGTGCGGTGGCCGATCGTCTCGGTTCGATCGAAGGTGGACTGACACGTTCTCTAGGTGAGCTACGGCAAGCGATGAGCGATGCACGCGACTCGAAGCGGTCCAGCGCGCCGAGCTTGGGCGAGTACCTCGAAGCCCTCGCCGTGGCGAAGTCTGCACCGATCGCGATCGAGGAAGATCCGCGTAAAGGGATCTGTACGGAGCGAAAAGACGGCTTTACCACTATACCGGCTCGGGAGGAGGGGAGATGACGCGCGTGTCAGCGGTACCGATCGACATCATCACGGCGATCCGAGATCCGAATATCTTGGGCGATGATCTTTCACCTGCGCAGGAAGCCGCGCTCCGCACACTGTATGGCCTTCCCGTCGATCGCGATCAAGCGGCGCTGGTTGCGCAGTGTACGGGGAAGATTCCGGCGATGCGCGAGTATCGTGAGGCGGCGTTTGTTTGCGGGAGACGTTCAGGAAAATCGGACAAGCTCGCGGCGAACGTTGCCATCTACGAGTCGTTCTTCCGCAAGCATCGTCTGTCCGCCGGTGAACGCGGCGTCGTCTTGTTGATGGCGCAGAACGTCCGAGCGGCGAACGTCGTGGCTGGATACATCCGGGGAAAGATCGAGCGGTCGCCAATTTTGTCGCAACACGTCGTCGCGTCACGCGCGTTGGAGTTGGATCTCGACAACCGCATCACGATCGCGATTCATCCGTCGTCGTTTCGTGCGATCCGTGGACTGTCCGTCGTCACGGCGATCCTCGACGAGGTCGCGTTCTGGTACACCGAGGTCGAGTACTCGAATCCCGACGTTGAAGTCGTCCGCGCTGTGCGCCCCGCGATGGCGACGTTTCCGAGCGCGAAGTTGATCCTGGTATCGAGCCCCTACGCAAAGGCGGGCGTGCTCTACGACATGTGGCAAGCACGGCACGAGGATCGCGAGGTGCTCGTATGGCACGCGCCGACCGCGTTGATGAATCCGACGGTTGAAGCGGCATTTCTCGCGCGTGAAGAAAAGCGTGAGCCGGAGGTCTACCGCCGGGAGTACCTCGCCGAATTCACGGACGCCGTGTCATCGTTCATTCCCGGCGACGCGATCGAGTCGTGCATCGTCTCCGGTCGAACCGAGGTCCCTCCCAACATCCACGACTGTCGCTACAAAGCGGCGATTGACGCGGCGTTTCGAGGTGACGCATTCACGTTCTGCGTGTCGCACCGCATCGAGGACCGCGTCGTGATCGACGTACTCGTCGGATGGCAGGGGACGCGCGAACATCCTGTGCGGCTCGCCGATATCCTGCCGCAGATCAAGTCGATCGCGACGCGATACGGCATCTACTTCGTGGTCGGCGATCAGTACGGTGCCGAACCCTTGAAGCATGCATTCAGCGCGGTGGGTCTCGGTCTTGAAGAGGTTCCCTTCACGCAATCGTCGAAGGCCGACGTGCTCGGCAATCTGAGATCGTTGATCGTGAACGGTCAGATCGAGCTCCCCGACCATCCGCAGCTGATTAAAGAACTGCGCGCACTGGAAGTCGAAGCCCTGCCCGGCGGACAGAGTCGGATCGGGCATCCGCGTCGCACCGGCGCACATGACGATTACGCGTGCGCAGTGGCATTGGCGGCCTGGGAAACGCGACAGGCCTGGCGCGGCACGACGCGGCCCATCATGAGTCCCGACGAGATCGTCGCCGGTCCCAGCTACGATGAGCGGCATCCGGATAATCCGTGGATGATCTACCACGGTGGCCCCGCGCGAAGGAAGACGGGGCCGGAGCGTGAGTGGGAACGCGTTCACGGCACGGGAGGCGGTGGTCGCGACCCTTTCGTCGATGGCGGTGACGGTGCGCGCCCGGGGGAGATCGTCATCGCCGAGATCGGGTGGGATGGGAAGATTAGGCGAGCGTGATAGCGCTACCGAGAGTGCAGCCGCTGCACAGCCTCGCGAAACTCGTGCATGGCGATCGTCATCTCGCGGAAGGTCTTGCCACTGCGCCGCTGGAATGCGCGGGCGATGCTCTCAGCCTCAACAAGTAGCTGTTCCTTGGCGGCCGCTCGCTCATCGGGAGCGGTGCCGTCGTCCACGAACTCTTCGAAGCGCTGGGCGAGCCGTTCGATTCTTTGTCGCTCCTCGGCCGGCGTTTCTTCGAGGTGGCGAGCGATTCTGCGGAGGTGCTCGGCAATCACGTGATGGGGCATCGCTGCTCCGTGGCCCGAGAGACGCCTAGATGTAGCTCGAACAGGCTCAAAAGATACACCAGGATTGGTGCGTTGCATAGGGCCCCGGCTGCCCAGTCTCCGGCCTTGCTATTTCTCAGAATCCGAGCCGTCATGTGTGTCGAGAGGAGGACCGCACATGAACGCGATAGAGAGACAGAGAGAGCCTGACCTAGCCGCCGCAATCCCGATCTACCTTCGACGCTTGCACGCCGAATCCACGCGCCTCGCCTACGCGCGCGAGATCACGCGCTTCCTCGCGTGGCTGGCCAACAACGCGCCCATCGACTGCGAAGTCCTGCCGCGCTACGTCCAATGGCTCCGCGCGCGTGAACTGTCGCCGACTTCCGTCGCCTGGCGAGCCACCGTCATCGGCGAGTTCTTGCGCGACGCGCATCGACAGGGCGTCATCGCAATTGATCCGACCGTTGGCTACAAGAAACCTCGCGGCACGCGAGGATTCGCACCGAGAGTTCTATCGCCGGGCGAGTTGAAGCGCCTTCTGCGTACGCCCGACCGCCGCTCGTGGAAGGGAAAGCGCGATCTCGCTGCGCTGGTGCTGATGGGCATCGCAGGCCTTCGCGCCGGCGAAGTGTGCTCACTCAGACTTTGCGACGTCGATGTTCGTCCCGAGCGCGTGACGATTCGCGTTCGTGGGAAGGGCAATCGCGTGCGCGTGATCGCGCTGGAGTCGAGGAATGCGTCGCCGCTGAGGTCGTGGGCGGCAACTCGCGGGACGGGCAACGGTGGCGAAGCGTTCTTGCTCGCGCGGCCCGATGAATCAGTTGGACTCTCGGTGGCGAGCGTCGATTATCTGGTTCGACGTAACGCTACCGCTGCTGACCTAACCGGCGTGCATGCACATTCGCTGAGGCATTCGGCCGCCAGCCACGCGCTCGCGAATGGAATGAACATCGTCGCCGTGCGCGATCTGCTCGGGCATTCGTCGGTCGTGACGACGAGCCGATATCTGCACGCGTCGGGCGAGATGAACGTCATGGCAATCGTGTAG